TTGCCAAAATGGATGCAGCAGGGTATCCTAGCATGGAACAAAGGTAGTTTAGAACTCGAAAATGGCAGTAAGATATTGGCAGCTTCTACATCTGCGAGTGCTGTCAGAGGTATGTCATTTAACGTCCTCTTTCTCGACGAGTTCGCGTTCGTCCCAAATCATATTGCTGACTCGTTCTTTGCATCTGTTTATCCTACTATTACTTCTGGTCAAAGCACAAAAGTCATCATAGTTTCAACGCCTCATGGCATGAACCACTTCTACAGGATGTGGCACGATGCTGAAAGAGGTAACAATGAATATGTTCCTACAGATGTTCACTGGTCCGAAGTTCCAGGAAGAGATGAAGTCTGGAAAGAACAGACAATCAAGAACACATCAGAAGCACAGTTCAAAGTTGAGTTTGAATGCGAATTCCTTGGATCTGTTGATACCCTGATTGCACCATCTAAATTAAGATCTCTTGTTTATGAGAAGCCCATTCAGCAAAATGCTGGATTGGATGTGTATGAAAGAGTTCGTCAGGGTCATGATTACATTATGACTGTTGACGTTGCAAGAGGTGTGGGAGGGGACTACTCTGCATTTACTGTAATAGATATCAGCAAGTTTCCACATAAAATGGTGGCAAAGTATAGAGATAATGAAATCAAACCTATGCTATTCCCTAGTGTCATCTATGAAGTAGCAAAGAACTACAACGATGCCTTTATTCTTTGTGAAGTTAATGATGTTGGTGACCAGGTGGCATCAATCATTCAGTATGACCTAGAGTATCAGAACCTTTTGATGTGTTCTATGAGAGGTAGAGCAGGTCAGATTGTGGGTCAGGGATTCTCTGGTAAGAAGACACAACTTGGTGTCAAGATGTCCAAGACTGTAAAAAAGGTTGGTTCTCTCAACCTAAAGACAATGATTGAGGAGAACAAACTCCTTATCTGTGACTATGATACAATTTCAGAACTGACAACCTTTGTATCTAAGCACAACTCCTTTGAGGCAGAAGAGGGATGTAATGATGACCTTGCAATGTGTCTGGTTATCTATGCCTGGATGGTTGCTCAAGACTATTTCAAAGAATTAACTGACCAGGATGTCAGAAAGAGATTGTATGAGGAGCAGAAGAATCAGATTGAGCAGGACATGGCACCATTTGGTTTTATGTCTGATGGATTAGATACAGATAGTTTTGTAGATACTGATGGTGATAGATGGTACACCAAGAGTAATGAATTTGATGAATATGGAAGCACTGCTGGTGGTTGGGAACTATGGACTAATTAATGATGGATTTAGACAGACAAATAAAACTTAACCACTTATTTTTAAATGACAGAAGGTGTAGAGTTTGTGGAGAGGTCAAAAATCTTATAGATGGATTCTATAGAACAAGAAAGGACAGGGGACCAGTTGCTTCATCATATTCTTATGAGTGCAAAAGTTGCTCTATAGAAAGAATAACAGTAAGTAGAATGACAAACACTGTATTTGGTAGATGGGAATATCCTGACTGGTAAATTGTTCGCTTCTTGTTTCCCCATTGAAAAACATCAAATCCATAAATATTTTCAGATAAACTGAGAAATCTTTTAAGGAGAAAAACATGGCGACTCCTCAATTATCTCCAGGCGTATTGGTCAGGGAGGTTGACTTAACGGTAGGGAGAGCTGAAAATGTTGTAGACAACATTGGAGCTATTGCTGGACCTTTTGAAATTGGACCTGTTGATGAAGTCATTCAAATCAATACTCAACAACAATATTTGAATACCTTCGGTCAACCATTTTCTACAGACAGACAATACGAATATTGGATGAATGGTGAATCTTTCCTTTCGTATGGGGGAGTTCTTAAGGTAGTTAGAACTGATGGCACTGATCTTAAAAATGGAAATGCTGGTGTTGGAATAGGTTCAACCACCACTCTGAAAATCAAGAATTATGAGGACTATCAGTCAAATCATAGTTCAGCAACAAGTTTTACCTATGCTGCTAAAAACCCTGGCAGATGGTCAAATGGTCTGAAAGTTTGCTATATTGACAATATTGCCGACCAAACCATTGGAATCTCAACAACTAGCTTGGCAGGAGTTGGTGCTACAGTTGGATATGCTGTAACAACAGCACTCTCCAGTGTTGTTATTCCTGGTGCAGGAACAACTTCAACCTTTGATGGTTATCTGAAGGGAATCATCACTGGAGTCACAACTGATTCCACTGGTGGAAATAGCACAATTGACGTTAAGATTACAGCAAGAGTTTCTACAGCTGGAACTGCATATCCTATCACATATGCACAAAGCGATCCAGGAAGATCGTTTGAAGCATCTGATACCATTAGCTTTGGTGCATCAGGAGCAGAAGGAAGTGAAACTGCAGCTACAGTTGTTGACTGGTATGACCAACAAACTTTAGGTCTTGACAATGCAACTGTATATTGGAAAAATGTTGCATCAAGACCTGTAACAAGCAACTATACTTCTTCTAGATCTGGTCTTAATGACACACTTCATGTTGTAATTGTTGATGATAAAGGAGAACTGTCTGGAACTCAAGGTACTATTATTGAGAGACACACATTCCTTTCCAAGGCACTTGATGCTACTGCAGATGCAGATTCTCCAACCAAGACATATTATAAGAACTATCTTGCAGAAAATTCAAATTATGTTTATGCAGGATATAATCCTTCACAGGCTGAAGATGCTCATTGGAATACTATCCCAACAGCTACTGGTTTTACAGCACTGGATGGAAATACAGCACTTTCAATTAGTCAAGGTCTCTGGGGTCAAAATGCTCAAGGAGTAACCTTCAGCTCACTTGGAAATGTAACTTACAGTTTTGGTGCTGGTGAAAACTATTCAACCTCTGGTGGGTATGCAGCAACTCTTGGAGCACTTCAAACATCCTACAATCTCTTTGAGAACAAGGATGAGCAATCAGTTGACTTCCTGTTAATGGGTCCAGGTTTAGATTCTGAATCAGAATCACAGGCAAAAGCAAATCTTCTGATTTCAATTGCAGAGCAAAGAAAGGATTGTATTGCTACAATTTCACCACATAGAGCAAATGTTGTTGATGTATCAAATACAACAACTCAAACCAACAATGTTTTGAGATTCTTTGCACCACTGACTAGTTCTTCTTATGTTGTATTCGACAGTGGATACAAGTACACCTTTGATAGATTCAACAATGAGTTCAGATACATCCCTTGCAATGGTGACATTGCTGGTTTGATGGTCAGAACTGGAATCTCTGCATATCCATGGTTCTCACCAGCTGGAACACAGAGAGGTGTTTTGAATAATGCAGTTAAACTTGCATATAATCCAACTAAGGCACAAAGAGACCTGCTGTATGGTGAGAGAATTAACTCCATCATTACACAAAGAGGTGCAGGAATTGTTCTCTATGGAGACAAGACTGCTCTTGGTTATGCATCTGCCTTTGATAGAATTAATGTTAGAAGACTGTTCCTTACAGTTGAGCAAGCACTTGAAGGTGCAGCAAATGCACAACTGTTTGAACTCAATGATAGCAACACAAGATCAAACTTTGTTAATATTGTTGAACCATATCTTCGTGATGTTCAAGCAAAGAGAGGTGTCTATGATTTCTTAGTCATTTGTGATGAAACAAATAATACTCCTGATGTGATTGATAATAATGAATTCAGAGCTGATATTTACTTGAAGCCAACCAAATCTATCAATTTTGTCACTCTGACCTTCGTTGCAACCAGAACTGGCGTTGCATTTGAAGAAGTTGTTGGAACTGTTTGATTATTATAGATACCAATAGGAGGATTTAACAATGGCAGAGACTAAAACCCTTTCACAATTTAAGTCAAAACTGGCGGGTGGTGGTGCCCGCCCCAATCTATTTGAAGTAACCATCCCCTCATTCCCATCATCAATTTCTGATGCTTGGGGTGGTGGAGATGATGCAGAAAATGGAACCTTTAAGTTCTTGTGTGAAGCAGCTGCATTACCTGCATCAAACATTGGAGATGTGACAGTTCCCTTTAGAGGAAGAACTCTTCATGTTGCTGGAGACAGAACCTTTGATCCATGGACTGTTACAATCATCAATGATGAGGACTTTAAACTCAGAACAGCATTTGAGAGATGGGCAAACACTTTGAGCAAGTTGGATGATGCAACTGGCGTATCCAACCCAACTTCATACATGACAGATGCTTATGTCCAGCAACTTGGAAGAGGTGCAACCAGATTTGCAGAAACCAACTCTGGTGGCCAATCAGCAGTTCTGAGAACTTACAAGTTCTATGATATTTTCCCAACAATAGTTTCTGAGATTGCATTAAGCTATGCAACAACTGATGACATTGAAAGATTTGATGTAACTTTCCAAGTTCAGTACTTTACTGTTGGCAATGCAATTGAATCTAACACATCTAATGGAGGTGAAGTATTGATTCAGTGATAAATAACTAGAACAGAAGTTTCTAGTATAATTTGAAATGGCGAGATTATTTGGATTCTCAATTGAAGATTCAGAAAGAACCCCGCCTGGCGTAGTATCCCCAGTTCCACCTAACAATGCAGATGGAAATGACCACTACGTCAGTTCGGGGTTCTTTGGTTCGTATGTGGACATTGAAGGTGTCTACAGAAATGAGAGTGACCTGATTAGAAGGTATCGCACAATGGCACTCTATCCAGAATGTGATAGTGCAATTGAAGATATCGTAAATGAAGCAATCGTTGCAGATACTAATGACAGTCCTGTAGAAATCGAACTGTCAAACTTAAATGCAAGCGACAATATCAAAAAGAAAATCAGAGAAGAGTTTAAGTATATCTTAGAACTTCTTGATTTTGACAAGAAGGCACACGAAATCTTTAGAAACTGGTATATCGACGGCAGACTTTATTACAATAAAGTCATCGACCAAAAGAATCCACACGAAGGGATTCAAGAGTTGAGATATATTGACGCTGCCAAGATGCGTTAT